TGAAGAAAAGTACCGAATGTGCAACCCGCACACTGAAGCGATGACGGTTTCTATTGCTAAGTACAATCGCGGTCAACCTGTTTTGGATGATAGCCTTTGGACAGTAGCTGGAGACTGGACGGAACGACATTTCTCGCCGTATTTGGCAGATTCTGTTGTTCTTCCATTGTTTAAGTGTATGCGGGAAGCAGACCGGCAAACTTCCGCGGGTTATCCGTGGAGCCGGTTCTTTAAGAATAAGGGGGAGTTTATGGATTCAGCAGAGTTCGAACGCGTTATTGATACGTATTGGACAAAACTGGGTACAGAAGACCCGTTCATTTCATTATGGACTGCTTCTCTTAAGCGGGAGCTGCGACCAGTCGAGAAAAAGACTCAACGCACCTTTACAGCGAGTTCGACCGAAGGGTCAATATCCGCTAACCGCTTGTGTTTGGACATGAATGAGAAATTTTATGCGTCAAACAACAAAACGTGGTCGTTCGTTGGTTGCTCTAAGTTTAATCTTGGATTCAACCGTTTATACCACCGTTTAAATGTGCACCCAAACGCTTACGCTCTCGATGAGACAGCGTACGATGCGTCGCTATTCCGCGATGCTATGTTTGGCCAGCGTGATCTACGTTGGAATATGATGCACAGTCATCACAAGACGCCCGAGAATAAGGTGCGCCTATGGAACATTTACGATCAGATTGTGAATAGTTGCATAGTTTTGGATGATGGTCAAGTATATCAGAAGAACACTGGAAACCCCAGTGGGAGTGCAAATACCATCGTGGATAACACCATGATTCTCTTCCGGTTGCTGGCTTACGCGTGGCTTGTGTGTTGCAAGAATTCCAGACAGCTTAACGATTTTGGATCGTATGCTGCATTTATGAAGAACGTTGAGGGCGCTTTAAACGGCGATGATAATACCCTTACGATTAGTAATAGTGTTCATGAGTTTTTCAATGGTGAGAAGATTGCAGCCGTTTGGTCCTCAATCGGTATCACTACCAAGTCCTCCTCTGGGGATTGGAAAGCTCGTAAACTGGAACAAGTAGATTTTCTGTCGCATGATTTCGTCAATATAGACGATATCTGGCTGCCAAAACCCGAACGAGAGAAAGTTCTCGCGTCGGCATTGTATGGTAATGAGTGTTTGGACGTTCGGTTCACACTGTTGCGGCTTTATGCACTACGTATTGAGAGTTGGCCTTGCGTGCAAACGCGATCTGACTTGCGGGTTATAATAAACTCGATTCGAAAGAAGTATACGATGGAGCTCCAGGGTGTTATTACTGGAACCCAGCTTACG